GTAGAGAAGATACGAATATCAAGAATGTCTTCAATAACTTCTCTGCGTTGACCAGATGGCAGTTGCATGAATGGAACAAAGGAAGCACTGCCAAGGATAACTACTTGGGTAAATGTTTTATAATTTAATTTAAGGATTTGTTGTTCGAGACTTTTCTGATAGTCACGTGAAGCAGCATCTTGATTAATCAAAGCACCATTCTGCCAGATTTCAAAAATGTTTGGTTTGATGCCACGAACAATTTTATATTCAGCTGGACCAATGTTAAACTCAATAGTAACTAAACAGTTCTTACCATTGATACTATTAATCAACTGATTCTTATTGATGTTACGAAATGGTTTACCAAACAATGAAAAGCACAACGCATCTAGGATTGTGCTTTTTCCTTCACCATTTTTACCAATGATTAAAGTAGTTGGTGATTTGTCTAGTAATACCTTATTTGCTGCGTTACCTGTGGAAAGAAAATTCTTCCACTCTACACTTTTAAATACAATCATTTATCCTACCCATTTCCAACCAATCAAATACTTCATTAGAAATTTACGAAGTTTTGATGGCTCTTGTTTTGTGCCAATATCCCAACCATTAATTTGAGTTGACCATGTGGTTGATGAATCGCCAATGAATACCATACCAGTATTAATTGGTCCATGAGTGCCAGCAATACCTTGAGCACGAATCCAGTATTGATGTGGTGCGCATTGAGAAAAATCTAAATCAAGATCAATCTGTTCCGTAAGTGGAAAGAAATACTGAATCTCTAGTTGTTGCATTAGACCACCTCTACGTTAATGGCTTCCGTATATAATGTTTTCATAAATGTTTTAACATGTTCTTTATCAACATCTGTTTCAACACTGTCAATATAATTAGATAAAACACTTAGTGTATCTTCAAGATTGATTTCTTCACCAACCTCTCCGTCTTCAAACTCAGACATGTCCTCAATAATTTTGATTTCATGACAACCTTTATTATACAGCTTTTGAATAAATTTGTCAAATTTATAAAAGTCCGTTTTATTGACAACAATTAACTTAACAAACTTATTCTCTAGATCGATAGAGTCGAGGTCGATGGGGTCGCATCCTTTGTCGGAGTACTCAACTCTGGTGAACATTGTATAAGGATTTGGGATAAATTCGAGTTCTCTATTGTCAAGGCTAAACAAGTGGAACCCTCGTGGATCATTATAATCTTGCCAAGTAAGCTCATAGGGATTGCCGAGGTAATGAATGTGACCATTACCACTGCGGTGATGATAGTGCCCACTGAACACGAGATCAAACTTATCAAACAAACTTGTTTCCAATCCTTCATGAGATTGCATTCCCTTATACATCGCAAAGCCAGCAATTTCAAAATGACCCATACAGAGTTCTGCTTGCGTTTGCTTTAATTGATCGAGTGATTCTTGGTAATTGTCTGAACAAATCCATGGCATCATACAAATTGGTATGCCACCTACATAGATCGTTTGTGGATTATCAATAACAGTTATATTCTTATACTCACGTAACAGTAAGTCAGGTGAGTTTACATCATTGGTGTTTTTGTAATATGTATCATGATTGCCAGCGAGCATATACACACTAATATTACGCTCAGCCAACTTATCAAAGAACATTTCTTTTGCACGTTGGAGTGCATAGAAGTTGACGTATTTACGCCTATCAAAAGTGTCGCCAAGAATAAGAACAGTATTAATGCCAGCTGCATCAAGACTAGGAAAGAAAGTGTTATCATAAAATTTTTGAAAAAAGTCTAAGAATGATATGCTGTCGTTTCGAGCACCAAAGTGTTGGTCAGTAATAATTGCTACTCGCATTTTTCACCATTAGCAAGTATTTCCATGGTGGCAGTACATTCTTCATGTTCCACCACAAAAGAAATCATCTGTTCAAATGTTTCAAATTTATTTTGAATTTCTTTGCCAGTATCTAAAGTTAATTTAACTTCATACATCAGACGAATCCTACCTTTCTTTCTTTTGGTTTGTGTTGTTGCTGATTAAACACTTCAGCAATAGAATAAGAATCTTTAACTTCTGGAAGTTTTACTTCAAGTTTATCTGCCAATGTTTTGGCTTGCTCAGCATTCAATGCATCAAACGTAACAATATCAAAGCAACGACCTGGACGAGTCAAAGCTGTATCGATGTCACGGACACTAGGTAAGTTTGTAGAGAAAATCATCTTCTTACCTTTGGTAGTTACAAGACCATCACCTACGTTAAGGAAACGATGCATCATTGTATTACCTTCAGTTCTTGGTGTCAAGAAAGCATCACTATCTTCAAGTACCATCACGCTCTCATCAGATTCAATGAAGTGTGCAAAGAACCCATCCTTATCAAGAATGTTTGCATCATAAGAAACTATTGCGGAAGAGTTTGTGTGAGAAAGTAGACCACGAATGAAAGTTGTCTTACCAGTTCCAGGTGGACCAATTAGCAAAAGAATATTTGCTGATGATTGCATATAACGATCGTAGTAGCTCTCAAGACTTTCCCCTTTAAGGAAAGGATACATCTCTGCAACAGGTAGTCGATCACGATTCAATGGAACATTAACAGATTGTCCATCACCACCATATACCCACTCAATGTGGCAAGTAATTTGGTCGAAGTTCTGTTCAACCATGGTAACAACACCTTCTGCAAAACTTGCATCACCATAAGCACGCACATCAGTAGTGTTACTATTAACATCAAATTTAATAAAGTTGTTAGTTTCATTCTCAACAATAAAACCTGAAGATGGAGATGATTGAACAAATAGCCATTCGCTAAATTTATCTTCAGACCATTGTTGCCATTGGGAACGATTGCATAAAACTGAAGTGTGGCGATGCACAGTCGAAACCCCATCATCAGCACGACGCTTAAAAATTTCAGATGTGATTAAATCATCAACATCAGAAACTCCAAGGAAAATTTTATTATCATTTGTATTCATAATCTCTTTCAAATTAAACTGATTGTCATAAGCATCCCAAGTAAACCCCCTAAGGAATTTTCTACCTATTTTCCTGAGTCTAGTTTTTCTAGAACGAAGTCTTCTTACGACATTAGCAACACTGTTTCTACCTTCAGTTAAACTTCTAATGTAATCAGTCAGATCTTTATAACTGTTGCTCATTGTTATCATCACCTATAAAATCATCAAGTGTTTGTTTCTTCTTTTTAGTTTTTTCTTTTTTCTTTGCTATAAACGAATCATCAAAGTTACTGTTGTTTTGCATAAAGTCAAGATATGCATTTTGAAAATGTCCATCTTCATCCTGCTCTTGTAATTCATATGCATCAAAAGCCATATCTTGAATCAATTTATTTTTAATATACGAGTGTTTCTTTTCCTTGCCAATACGACGTAGGAAAGCGAAGTAAATGATTTGCGTGAAATATGCGAACGGATTGCTCGACTTCTCTGGATCAAAATTATCAAAGTAATTGATACAGTTCTCGATACCATCAAGAATCATATCATCTTTGTATGTGTAATTAATAAAGTTTGGTTTGTATGATAAGTGCGTTGCAATTTTAAGAATACACTCACCAAGATACTTTGGAATGATTGGTTTGGGCAAACCCTTTTCTTCCGCTTCTTTTACGCTTTTCTTATATTCTTTAATTGCTGCTAAGAAGTCAGCGTTGTTTATGTAGTTAGCCACAAGTAAAAATCTCCATTTAATTTCAGTCAATAATATAAAGTATACTACAAATTGTGATAAAAGTAAAGTTTTATTTCATTGCAATTTCTGCAATATAAAAATTATTTTACATTTATTTTGAAAACATGTAAACTTTCGGTGTGGGGTTTGGAGTAAAGGATCAATGGATTGTATCGTTACCTTCAATAAAGGTTCTTGCTTCTTCCTCTTCCTTCTCAGCAATAGATTCTAACATTCTTATTCTTTTTAGAATCTCTTCGTTGCTTAGTGCATCGACTTCTTCCTGAGTTTCTTCATCTTCCCATTGTAATTTTCTTACACTTCCATCTTGCTTTTGTTTGATTGGAACATGTTCTTCTGACTCAGATGCTAATCTCATATAATGAGGGATCAACATACTGTGAAGATTTTTGACAAAAAGAATATTTCTTTTGTTGAGAGTGAGATTTGAATCTTCAGCGAACTTACAATAAGGTGTTGCTGTTACATGTTCAGAACCTTGCTCTGCACCAATAATAGGAAACAGTCGCAATAGTAAAGGTGTTGAAATTTGAATGTTCTCATCTGTTTCTTTTTCGAGCACAGCCATAACTTGTTCACCAGAAACAAGTTTAATAATTACGAAGTGTTCATTGCCAATTAGCATAGATTTACCTCTACCAGTTTAACATCAAATTGTTCTTCTGCATAAGTTTTATATCTTTCTGCAGCATGGTTCAATGTATGATTCTTCCAAGACTTCCAATGTAAGTCGTCAGCTAAGTCATAAAGATTACAAGTATCTTTGCCATCTTTCAATCTCAATCCACGACCAATACTTTGCAGATTTCTAATTTTAGATTTTGATGGCGACGCAAAAATAATATTTTCAATCGATGGTATATTAATACCAGTTGAGAAAGTTCCAAATGAAGCAATAATAATAGCATCATCTTCACCCTCTGTTATGTGGCGAATAGATTCTCTGTCTGCAGTATCAACTCCACCATGCACGAAAAAGACTTTTCTTTCTGTATGAACTTTTTGTTTTATCATATCAAAAAGAACCTGTCCGTGTTTTTCTACGTATTGGAAAAGAACCAAAGTGTTACCACGAGATTTTACTGCTAAATTGCGTATAAACTTATTACGCTGTTCGTTGGCGACTAGCCAATCCATCTCTTCTTGGTAAGTATTATTTTTTCTTGCCTTACGTATTTCTTCATTATATTTTAGAACCAGACAAGTAATATTTAGTTGAGCGAGTCTCTCAGATTCCATCAACGCTTTGGTAGTGGTAACTCTGTGAACTGGACCGAACATACCTTCAAGAACTAAGCGATGAACTTTCTTATTATCAAGAGTTCCTGTAGTGCCAATACGATAACGAATTTCATCCATCTTTTCCATAACTGTTGTTAAGGACTTCGCTTTAAACTGA